CCTGCATAAACAGTCCCATGCTATAAGGTTCAAGAACATCAAAACTTATAGTATAAGCATTTGATGCTTGTGTTTCACGGTTATACGTTATCTGTGAATTTATTTCAACGTTGTTGATGCCAAAGTCATATTTTCCTGTTGGATTTTCTTTTGTCGTTATTGCCGTCTGGCCTGCTAGATCTCCGGCTCCTGAACTACGTAAAACTACAGTTCCAATGTTTCCGTTTTTATAAGACTGTTTAGGATTACTATGCATGGTGCGGCTGATGCAACTCAGTGTTATGATGGCATTATGACTGGAAAATGATGACAACACATTAGGGAATGGCAGAGGGATCGGTGGTTTCTTTTTAGCCGTGCCACCTATGTAAACTGTGTTGCCGATTCTAGTTTCCTGTAACGATCTGTTAGTGCCATTCAATACTTTTGGATCTGTTGGAGGTTTATCTTCTGCAGGCTTGCCGTTTTGTTTGGCTGCATTTCCTGAAGGTGGTGGTGCTTTTCCGTTAACAGCGGCTTGGGCTCCGGTTAGATATGTAGATACTCGAGTGCCTGCGCCATCTGCTTTAGTTGGATCTGCTAAAAATTCTTTGTATCCTTTTACGCCTGCGGCATGAGATGCGGCAAGGATTCCTGCTACTTGATCTGGAGGAGTATTTGGTGTTATCAGACCTTCAGCCACCAGTTGTTGGTAGTTTTTTTGCGTACCTTTATCGAATGCTTGATCCTGAATTTTTGGACTTGCTAAAAAGTTTTTTACACTACCTGGAGGGTTATTCCAGTTATTATCGTTGTCCATCAAGGCTTTGTGATTGGCGGCTTTTTCAATCGGATTGCTGCCTAACTTACGATAATCTGTTTCTATACCTGATTTGATCAACCCTTGACCTTGTGCATATTCGGCACCTATTTGATATGCACCTCTGTAGCCAGCGTCAACATTCCTAGCAATGACATTACCTGCTTTGTCTTTTAAATTAACATTCTGAAGACTAGCATAATTGCCGCCGCTTTCTTTTGTTTTTATAAAATTACGAAACTTTTCGTAATTCTCGGCTCCCATAGCCTGTTGTGCTGTGGCCATTTGTTACAATCCTAACAATTTAAATAGTCCGCTTTTTTTAGGAAGAAATATTTCTATGCCCGATCTAAAATCAAAAATAGGATCTCTAATTTCGTCCATGTTTCGCTGTGCAAACACCCACCATAACTTTGGAGTGCCGTAGAGATAATTGGCCAATAAATCTGGTCTGTAATTAAACTGAGGTTCGATCACATAAAGGATATCATCGTCCTGTGCGGCCACAGGTCTAATATTAAAATATCCTAATAAACTTGGACTTAGATTAGTCTTGGCCCATGGACTAGTGTTAGGGTATTGTGCAGACATTAGATGAATCCTTTTCCATCAGTTGGATTTAGGTATTTTCCACCAGCAAAATCACTTAAATTAAACTTTCTAACAGATTCCCTGCTGTACATAGGCAACAACGTCACTGTAAAAACACTTTTTACAGGAACATAACCTACCCCAGTGCCTGATTTTAACTCGGTTGGTACTAGAAAACTAGTAGGAATATAATCGACGTCCTTGGGCATTTCCACTGAAAACTGTGTAACTGCTACTGGTACTTGATTAAAAACAAAGTCCCCGTAACCGCTTAACTTAATGATCGGAGGGGGTGACCCTGAATACGCACCTTCACCAAAAAACATTTTAGTCATAGTTCTAAAAAAATGTACACCAGCGATCCAGTATGCCGCATCAAAAGAAGTTTCACAGTAAAAATCTCCTACAATGGTAATTTTATCTAGTTTACTGTTTTCATAGGCTGCAAACGGATAATTATTATGTATAGGATCCATTGAAGAATAGTTTGCTGAATGTGTTAAAGTTACTGAAGGTGTATAAGGAAAAATAAAGCCGTTACTGTTTATAAGCGGACCTAATATAGGACCTTGGTAAGTTCCATAACTTTGTCCACCTAGTTGAAGATCAAATAAACTGTCTATTGGGGGTAAACTTAATCGTACCCGCCAGTCTTTAGGACCATTTGATACAAATTTGGCTTGACCTTGACCGTAGACACCGTCTCCTTCTGCACCTGGAGCCACTGTGCTACTGCCTGGGGCGCCAAATAACTTTCTGGCTCCTTGTACAAGTCCTACCCCCGACTTAACAAGACCGCCCAGGTTGCCGCCGATGCTGGTACCGAAATTATCAGCACCTTCTAAAAATTTATTAATACCCTGTGTCATGTTTGGCTATCTCCGTTACATATATTTATTGACTTTATTATCTACTGAGTTTATTATAGCATAGAGGAGTTCCACAATAAAAATGAAAAAAGTTAACTACTTAAACAACAAAGATTTATTGGCAGAAATACACAAAAGTAAAAATTCGTATTCAAGTTTTACTAAACAAGAATACCATCAATACGATTTAATCTTGCCAAGTATTGAAAAAATCAACATACGCACAGTGGCAGAAGCCAAACGTGTTCGAGCAAAGCGTTTGTCCCAGCAGGCCTTTGAAGCAGCCAAGGCTGTTGACCCAAAGGTCAAACTTGCAGAGTTCGAAGTCGATTATAAAAAGATCGAGAAAACAGATGTAGTTTTTAGGATCATGACCTACGAGCATATTCCTGACGAACCAGGAAGAAAAAAGAGTGTTAAAAGTGCGGCAGATGCCAAGGCAAAGGTAAACTTTCCGGCATTCCAACATTGGAAGTTTGACGAAAACGATAACTTAGAATGTGTAGGTAAAAGTCACTGGACAGGTGGTGTAAAAACTGGTAAGTTCAGCAAAGAGCACGGACAGATCACCAACACGTTGGCCCGTATGTATATTAAACTTTGTGAACGTTACGCTACTCGAGGCAACGTCCGCGGATATACTTACAATGAAGAAATGAAAGGTCAGGCAATTCTTCAACTTACACAAATTGGATTACAATTCGATGAGTCAAAAAGTGATAACCCGTTTGCATATTTTACCGCCGCAGTTACTAACTCGTTCGTGCGTGTCATCAATATTGAAAAGAAAATGCAAAACATCCGAGACGACATCCTTGAAATGAACGGCATGAACCCTAGTAATACTAGAATGGTTAACCACGAATATTCAAATGCTATGAAACGAGAAGTCGATGCTTCAGTCGAAACACCCGCTGAGGATTGACATTACTTTAAATTTTTGCTACACTACTAGGACTTATGTTTAAAAAAATTGCTGCCTTTACAGATATCCATTTTGGGTTAAAATCAAATAGTTCCACACATAATCAAGACTGCGAAGATTTTGTAGACTGGTTCATTGCTGAAGCAAAGAAAGATGGCTGTGACACTGGCATCTTCCTAGGCGATTGGCATCATAATCGTAACAGTCTCAACATGCTAACTATGGTTTCCAGTGTTAAAGCATTGGAAAAACTAGGCAAAGCCTTTGATCAGTTCTATTTCTTTCCAGGTAATCACGACTTGTATTACAAAGACAAGCGTGATGTACATTCGGTAGACTGGGGACGTCACATTCCCGGAGTTACCATTGTAAATGAGATTACCACCATAGGAGATACAACTATGGTGCCTTGGTTAATAGGCGAAGAATGGAAAAAGATGGAGAAGTTAAAGAGTCGATATGTTTTTGGACACTTTGAACTTCCATTGTTTATGATGAACGCCATGGTACAGATGCCAGATCACGGCGAACTACAGGCCAGTAACTTTAAAAATCCCGAGTATGTATTCAGCGGACACTTTCACAAACGTCAAGCCAAGCAGAACATTGTTTACATTGGTAATGCATTTCCACATAACTATGCAGATGCATGGGACGATGACCGTGGTATGATGATTTTAGAACACGGTGGAAAGCCGCAGTATAAAGTTTGGCCCGATGCACCTAAGTTTAAAACTGTCAAACTGAGTCAACTAATCGACGAAGGCGATGACCTTATCAAAAGCAAAACTTATCTAAGAGTAGGCATCGACATTGACATCAGTTACGAAGAAGCCAGTTACATCAAAGAAACATTTTTAGCAAACGGTGATCTGCGTGAACTTACACTTATTCCTGAAAAGAAGGAAGTGGAAATCAACAACGACATCGATGTTGAACATTTTGAAAGTGTGGATCAAATTGTCAGCAATCAAATCGCCAACATTCAAAGCGACAACTACGATTCCAAAGTGTTGCTTGCAATCTATAATAACCTATAACAGATGATAAAATTAAAAGATTTAACTGTAAAAAACTTCATGAGTGTGGGAAATGCCACACAAGCGGTTAATTTCTGCACAGAGCAGTTGACGTTAGTGCTGGGTGAGAATCTAGACCAGGGCGGAGATGACAGCGGAAGTCGTAACGGCACTGGCAAGACCACTATTGTCAATGCGCTGAGTTATGCATTGTTTGGCCAAGCACTTACAAACATTAAAAAAGACAATTTGATCAATAAGATCAACGGTAAAAACATGTTGGTCACTGTTGAATTTGAAAAAGATGGAAAACTTTATCGCATCGAACGTGGACGTAAGCCAAATGTGCTTAAATTCTATATCGACGATCAAGTAATTGACGATCAAGATGTCGACGATGAAGGACAGGGCGATAGTAGAGAAACACAAAAAGACATCGACGAACTGTTTGGTATGAGTCACGACATGTTCAAACACATTGTTGCCTTAAACACCTATACTGAACCGTTTCTTTCAATGAAGGCCAATGACCAACGTGCCATCATTGAACAACTACTAGGCATTACTCTGCTCAGTGAAAAAGCAGAAATGCTCAAGGAACAGATTAGAATCAGCAAAGACGACATTCTACAAGAAAGTGCTAAAATCGATGCTGTAAAGAAAAGCAATGATAGAATTCAGGAAAGTATCAACAGTTTAAAGTTGAAGCAAAGTGCATGGCAGAAAAATAAAGAAACAGATATTACAAAAATTCAAAAAGCCATCGACGAACTTGCTGGTGTAGACATTGAGCATGAAATTAATCAACATGCTCTTTTAAAAACCTATGACGACCACGCGGCTAAAATTAAAAGTCTTAACAAAGAACGTGCTACTTTAGAAACTGCGCTGATGCAGGCAGATAAGACTGTTAAAAAATATGAAAAAGAAATTACAAAATTAGCAGATAACAAATGCCCTGCCTGTGAGCAAGACCTGCACGACCACAAGCATGAAGAAATGATTAAGTCTGCTGAAAAGAATTTACTTGAAGCAGATATATACATGTCCGATGTTGCTGGAAAATTAGAAGTTGTAATAAAAGAACTGGATGGTATTGGAGATATCAACGGGCGCCCTGTGTCTTTCTATGACACATTGGACGAAGCATACAACCATCGCAGTAATTTAGAAAATCTAGGTACTCAGTTAGAAAATAAACGCAATGAACTTGATACCTATCAAGAACAAATAGAAGATTTAGAGAATACTGCACTGCAAGATGTTTCGTGGGACTCCGTTAATAGTTTAACTTTGATGAAAGACCATCAAGAATTTTTATTAAAACTGTTGACTAACAAAGATTCGTTTATTCGTAAGAAAATCATTGATCAGAATCTTGCTTATCTTAACAACAGATTAACCTACTATCTTGACAAGGTCGGTCTTCCGCACAGCGTAGTATTCCAAAACGACTTGAGTGTTGAAATTACACAGTTGGGCCAGGATCTAGACTTTGATAATTTGAGTCGTGGTGAACGTAATAGACTAATACTTGGATTGTCATGGAGTTTCCGTGATGTATGGGAAAGTTTATATCAAAATATTAACTTGTTATTCATTGACGAACTTATCGACAGTGGAATGGATGCTGCCGGTGTTGAAGGCAGTCTAGGTATATTGAAAAAGATGGGTCGTGAACGACATAAAAACATTTACTTGATCAGTCACAGAGATGAATTGATTGGTAGAGTAAACAATGTATTAAGAGTTATTAAAGAAAACGGTTTTACTAGTTATAGCAACGACATAGAAATTCATGAGTGACGAAATAGAAGATAGTTTGCATGACAAAATTGTCAAGGCATTTATTAGATACTGTACAGCCAACGAGAAATTTGAAAACTTTGGATATATTCAAAGTGCCAGAGATGCTCGTGCGGCTCTCAACGACATTTCACCACTAATTAAACACAGGCGCAGAGAAATACAAGAAACAAGAATTAAAATGCACGGGAATCCTATGTTGGGTATTGAGCCCACAGAACCCAGCGAACGCAGGCAACGAAAAATAGACAGGCAACGCCAAAAAGAACAGGCTAAGGACGACACAAACACTAATTAACATTGTGCTGTGGACGTATCAAAATCAACCTGTAGAAGAGATTCCAGAAGGCTATATTGGCTTTGTGTATCTTATTACGAATCTACAAACCGGACAAAAATACATAGGCAAAAAACTAGCACAGTTTAAACGCACCAAACCACCACTCAAAGGCAAAAAACTTAAAAGAAGAAGTGTAGTAGAAAGCGATTGGCGCGACTACTATGGTTCATCTGATAGGCTCAATGCAGATGTCCACGCACTAGGTCCGGAAAATTTCACAAGAGAAATACTATATCTTTGCATGTCCAAGGCAGAAATGTCATATCTGGAGGCAAGAGAACAGTTTGAACGCAGAGTACTGGAAAGCGATGACTACTATAACGGTATTATCAACGTTAGAGTAGGCGGTTCAAACATACTTAGGCAACGGCTGTTAGAACAATCTAAGGCAAAATAAAGCGGTTTTTGGCTTGCACTGGCTTATATCAAGTGTCTAAGAACAACTGGACCTCGGGTCTCAGGGACGGAAATCTGTGCCGCAACAGTACTCAGCAACTATCCTTAACAGGACGTAGATCGGATATGCCTACATACAACCGGTTTTGCTGTTTAAGACAATTATAAAAGGCTAAAAGAGGGGAAATACGCCCCACGTATACACGCATGTTAGCGTATGTTTGTATACCGCCGTCATATAAGACAGCACGATTAGGTACCGGATGACCGCCTAAGCAAGTAGAAATACTATAGTGCCAACGCTAAGTGAACTGCTCAACTCAGATAATGTTCAAAATAACTTTGCCCGCCAGGGCGAAGTGTGACTACACAATCTAGATAATATTTAATGTGCTTCGCACTTAATAAATTCCTATAATTAATAAAAGAAGTCGAATAGTTCGAGCGCAAGCGAAGAACAGATGAACGTAGTTCATCTATATTGATACTAAATATTGTATCTTAAGGATAGAAGTGAATGAAAGCGATAGAAATTCTTTCTGAAAATAAACAGATTGCTGAAGGGCCTGCTGGTATGCTAGGACAAGCCGCGAAGCGTATTGGTGCAGCCGCATTAAGTGCCGCTGGATTAAAGACATGGGCTGGGCAATTAGACAGTAAAGCAGATGTTGGACAATTTGCTAATCGTTATTATAAAGAATATCAAAGATATTTGAGAACTGCTGGTCGTCCTGAAGCCGAAGCAACACTCGGTGATCTCAAAGACTTTATGTTGAAGAACGGCATTCCTACACAAAATGTACCGCCTAACCTCACTGGCAGTGCTGACAAAGATTCAGTGTTTGCTATTCTTAATAAAACTGCACAAGAATATATTAAAGGTTCTGGTGGTGCTGGAGGCGCTGTAGCCTCCACAGCAGGTGCTGGTGGTAATACTGCGACACAGACTGCACCACAGTCAACTCAGCCTAATCAAGCACAACAGTCAACTCCTGGCGCACAAGCACCTAATACACAAACACCTACAAATCCGTCAAATCAGCCATTTAATATTCCTGCATTGTTACAAGTTATTCCGCAGATGAATAAGAAAGATCTTAAGAAGATTGTTTTGGCTGCGCAAACAGCATTGCAAAATCCTGCCGCGGCCTCTAAAACTGCCGCAACAACTACTGCACCTGTTAATACCAGCAATATGACTCCTGCACAAATTCGTGCAACTAAACAAGCACAGGCTGCAAATGCGGCACAGGCACAAATGAAAGCCAATCCTGCGCCATCAACACCTGTTGCACAAACACCTGCACAGATAAGGGCTGAAAAACAGAAAGCGGCAGCGGCTAATGCACAGAATCAAATGGCTAATCCAAAACCAGCGGCTGCACCTGCTCCTCAATCCAGCGTTAAAGTTTCTGCGCCGCGACGAGGCCGTAGACGAGTAGCAGTGGCCGTTTAAAAGAACGGCATCTGTGTTTTTTTAGTAGTTTCTAAATTGTCTTTAATGATGTCTGAGATGATGACTCTGTCATCATATGTCAAGGCAAACCCTTCATCAATGGTCACACTACCGCGCATGTACCAACACAGCCTGAATATCTCGTTTTTGATTTCTTTAACTTGATTATCAAGCCCCTTAATCATGTCTAGTGCTTCATTCAGACTAAGGCTAAGGAGCCTTACGCGAAAAAATTTGAACTGTCCAATGTAATAGGTACTTCAAATTCTGCTGCCGCACCCTTTTCGATTTCTTCTGGAGAAGAACGTACTTTAAAAGGTTCAATGTTGAATTTCTTTTTTTGCTCGTCTAAGTGCGCAATGATACTTTTTAGTATATCTTTGTCTGCATTGTTGACAAATTCTTGAATAAACGCAGGATCATCTACTGTACCTTCGGGTGTAATCACAGACATAATACCGGAACTCACCATGTTGATAGTAATTTCTGTTAATTTTCTAAAACTCACAGCAAACTTTTCAAGTTTGTCTGCATCGTCTAACTTGTCATCGTTAACAATTTGAATTATACGTTGCTCTTCTAAACTACGAGTAGAATTTTTAGTAAACTCTGCATAGTTTAACGGACGTATTCTAACTTCAAACGTATCATCGATTTTACAAACAGTGTCAAATGTAGAATTAATCAGTTTATCCAATACTAATCTTAAATCAGTTTCGTAGGTGCGCTCTTCGTCTAAGCCTGGAATCATGGCATTGACATCCAACATCTCTCCGTAGGTAGCAATGCGTATTGCTACCAGTATAGCATCAAGATCAATGCTAGGAACTTTCCAAGCATCTTTAATATTGGGTATACAACTTTGGATTATATCTACAGTTGCCTGACCGTTCATTAACGCATCAGGTGTTTTCATTACAATTTCATCTTTTGCAGTCATAGAGTACACAGGGTATTCTCCGTTTTCTGTTTTCTCCAATGCTCCTTCAGGATAGAAATTTCCTGAACTAGGCAATCTAAGATATATTTTAGGTTGTCTAAAATACTTGTGCAAAGGATTTTGTCTGATATTTTCCACGATTTTTAACTCCGATAAATAAAATAGCGCATAGTATTTATATGCGCATATTTTGGGTGAAAAATTATTATGGCTGAAGTCACTGGTGAATTAGGCGGGCAACCGATTTTGTTAGAAAATGCCGCAACTGAAGCAACACTGTATGCGTTGCTTCAAGCCACTTTGGCCACTAATTCAAATAAAAGTGAAGCAGCCAAAATACAAAGAGCATATGAAGAAGCACTAAAACGTACAACTAAAGAACAACAAAAAAATCTTGAACAAAATAACAAAAATCGAAAATCCATAGCCGAGGAAATAGAACGCAGAGATCAACTTAACAAACGCATAGAAGAAGAAAAAGAAAAACGAAAAAAATTCATGGATGGTCTTAGAGACGTAGTCGGCGTCTTAAACAGCATTGGGAATGTCATAGGCAAAACTCTTAACTTTGCGTTCAGTTCTGCAACACCTAAAGTTACTGATTTTACTGATGCACTTAGCGGCATCCCAATAATTGGGCCAATTATTGGTGCTGTGGGCAAAGCCATGCAGGAACAGATAGACATGTTCAGGAAATTAAGTACAGTTGGTGCAGATTTTGGCAGTGGTATTAACACTATGAGAGACATGGCTGCTCGTGCCGGGTTGCCATTAGAAGTGTTTGTAAAAGCCATTACTGAAAACAGTTCAGCACTGGCACAACTAGGTGGAAATACCACTGCTGGTGCTAAAATTTTTACTGCGGTTAACAAAAGTCTACAAGGACCATTTCAACAAGGTTTAGCAAGATTAGGATTCAGCATGGAAGAAACTGCTGACTTGACCGCAGGGTATCTTGCAATGCAGACTCGTCTTGGTCGTGCTCAAAACATGAACCAGAATGAATTAAATGAAAGCACTAAAGAACATTTGTTACAGTTAGATATGCTGTCCCGTGTGCATGGTATGACTCGCCAAGAAGCCCAAAAAGCGTTGGCTGAACAAATGTCGGATAAGCGATTAAAATTATTTTATCGACAACTCGGCTCAATGGGAAAAGAAACACAATCGTTCATGGCAGCACTGAGTAAGGTTCCTGAGGTAGGCAAAGATTATGCAGACGCTATGGCCGATTTAATGCTGAACAACGGTGTACCTAGTGCCAGCAATGACTTGGCCATGGACATAGCAAGGAATTCTCCTGCATTGGTGAAACTGTCAATGCAATTAAGGAAAGGCACAGTATCTCAAGAAGAAGCCAATAAAGTTATTAGAGAAGAGTCCATAAGAATGGGTAAATTGATGGAAACAACCGGTGTCACTACTGGACAAATGTTAAATCTAAATAGCAAAACTGGCCTAGCCGCGTCCACTATGATAGGACTTGACAAATTTGGTCAAGAAGCGGCCGCCGCCCAAGTTGCTCAAGGCAAAGCATTAAAAGACACAAGTAAAAACATGTTAAATCTTGACAAACAATTAATGGCCCTACGAGAACAACTGTTAAAGGCATTAATGCCAGTGTTTAAATTAGTTGCTGATAACATTCAAAAAGTAATACCTGCTCTTACTAGATTTTTAGAACAGTTTGTAGCCATACTCAACGGTCCTGGAGGAGTTGCTGCCGCATTGAATTTTGCTTTTAAAAAGTTAGGAGAATTAGTCGCTCCAGCATTCAAAGCAATATTATCTGAAATGTTTACCAGCCCGTGGACGTATGCAGCATTAGGTGCAGGATTTTTAGCACTGTTCGGATCGACAATAGTACAAATGGCCTTGGCCCGTGCTATTATGAGGAATATGAATGGCGGCCCAGATATTGATATACCTGATGGCCCAGACCGAAACAAACCCGGCGGTAAGACACCCGGAAGAAGTGGAAAACTTCCAATAAATCCAAGAAACGTGTTAGGCGCTGGCGCCAGATTATCTGTTCCTTTAACCTTACTGACCATGTCAGGAAATGCTGGTCAAGACTATCCATTCCCGCAAGAAGGTCCTTACAAAGGTATGGAAATAAATCCATCCACTGGTAGACCTTGGGATAAACCCGATCTTGCTGAATACAACAAAGATCCAGCCGCATATGCCAAAAAAACTCCTGGCCAGGCTGCGGCACCTGCTTCGGCACCTGCTCCTGACACTGCACTTCCATATCTACCAGAAGATGCAACTTCCAAAGAGGCTATGAAGATGCGAGCCGCATCAATAGTACAGATAAAAGAATTGACTTTGGCCCTGGACAAGTTAGACTATAACAAATTAATAATACCAGAAACTGCCAATAAGAACATTGAAATTAGTACTGGAAAGATGAGATTACTAAGAGGAGAAGTTAATGCATTAACTACTTCTTTTAAAAATTTAGATGAAACAGGATTGAGTAAAATAACCAAAGGCATCAATTCATTAAGTGGCGAATTTAAAATATTTAACGAAGGATTTAGTCTTTTTAAGAAACGATTCGAAGAATTGGATCGTACAACTGAAAGAGCGGCTCTAGAAAGCATCGGTGACAAGTTAGATAGGTTAAATACTGCTGCCAATGGAATATTGACAAACACCAAAGAGACAGATTCTAATACTAGAAAACTCCGAGGCAAATCAATAACATAATTTGTGAACACAATCGAGGATTCTGAATGAGTTGGAAAAAATACTTTTCCCCAGTTAACACACAATCAAGCAATGTAAGCCCAATTTCGGGTGTTGGTGGCCGTGCAGGTCCTGCAAAAACAAACTACAGCAGTTATCTTCCTGATGTATACACTGGTAGTCCCAATCGTGTTGAGCGTTACATGCAGTATGATACCATGGACTGGGACAGTGAAGTCAATGCTGCCTTGGACATTCTTGCAGAATTTACCACACAAAAGAACAAAGAAAACGGTACACCTTTTACATTAAAGTTCAAAGGTCGTCCTACTAATTCAGAAATCAAAATTCTCAAAGAGTACTTGCAACAGTGGACTAAACTACAGCAACTAAACAACAGAATGTTTCGTATTGCACGTAATTTGTTCAAATACGGCGACGGATTTTTTATCCGAGATCCTGAAACACAGAAATGGTTTTATGTTGATCCCAGCAAAGTTGTTAAAATTATTGTCAATGAAAGCGAAGGTAAAAAACCTGAACAATATGTTGTGCGCGACATCAACGTAAACTTTCAAGATCTTGTTGTAACACAGATTAGTCCTAACAATCAAAATCAACAACCTGGCGGCGCTGCCTATGTACAAGGTGGCAGTGGCGCAAGAGGTATGACTGGTGCATACCCGCAACAAAGTGGTTCACGTTTCAGCACAAGTCAAAACGAATATGCCATTGAT